CATCACGAACCCATCCATGAAGTTGTGGCGACACCGTTTTGAGCGTTGCGCCGGGTATTTGTTCGCTCATTGTACTCCCGATGTGCCACAGGGTACGCAAAGGTTACAGCGATGGCGTCAGCCGCATCGGGTGACGCAACTCCACGCGCTTTCATCTCTTTCTTCCCTTCCAAAAAGATGGTGCCCGCCGAGTTGGGCTTCTTCATCGGGCCGATCAGGTCGGACTTGAGCATCCTGTCTTGTGGGATGCTGGCGGTCTTGAGCCAGTCGCGCATCGCACCCCAAATTTCAGCCCGCTTGTTGCCCCACATGGTCGGGTTCTTGGCCTTCCAGCCAAAGTTGACCCCGCGCACTTTGTACTTCTGCTCGGTCAGTCTGTCAAGGATGCCGTAGCCCAGACCACCCTCGTCGATCACCGTCAACGCTGGCCGGTACTCCTCGATGGCGTCGATGACGTGGCCCACCACGCTCATGGTGTCCTCGCCCTTGAACCGTTTGATCGCCACGATGTCCCGCCCTTGGCGCACGGCGATCACGGTGCTGTCCATGCCGCCACGGGCCGGGTCAACGCCGATGATGATGGGCGCGGTCATGTCTTTGTACAGGGGCCGCTTGATGGCATCGTCCACAACGTGCGGTGTGATGAACTGGTCCTGGCCCGACTTGGGGAAGTCGCCGTAGACCTCGACCCGCGCCTCGTCCGAGTCCTCGCCGTACTCGTTGATGATCTGCTGGTAGATGGTCTTGTCGGTGCCCTCGACTGTGCGGGCATCGATCTTCTCGCTCTCCCAGAACTCCCGCTTGCTGCCGTCCACGGCTTCGTAGAAGTACCCAGTGTTGCGACGACCGTTGCTGAACGCCAGCCAGTACCGGTCGAGAATGTTCTCGGTAAAGAAGCCCGCAGCCACGGACCAGATGCTGTCCGGGATACCGCTGGCCTCGTCGAAGATCACCATCATGCCGTCCATGTTGTGCACACCGGCATAGGCGTCTGGGTTCTCCTCGCTCCACAGCTTACCTTCAGCACCCCAATACCGAGTGCCTTTGCGCAGGTCACGCTCGACCAGATCAGTCAACCAGTTGGCCGGGTTCAAACTCGTGGCCGTGGGTTCCCACCAGTGGGCGTTGAGCGCCATCGTGACCCACTTGGTCAACTCACCCCAAGTCACTTTACGCAACTGGTTCTCGCTGTTGGCCGATACGATGACTGAACTGCCTATGCGAGTGGTCAGCATCCACAGGATCAACCACGACACCAGTGCTGACTTGCCCACACCTCGCCCAGAACTCACGGCTCTCCGCATCGCGTCGATTAGCTCGTCGTTGCTCATCTTCCCCCGGTTCTCTTTGATAAAGTCCCGTATCCTGCGCAGCGCCCTACGCTGCCATGTGCGAGGGGCTTTAAAGTGTTCGAGTGGGGTGTTCTTCTGCCCCCAAGGGAACAGAAACAAGACAAACGCCTCGGGGTCATCCTTCAGGGCAGGACTCCAAAGTTGCGACATCAGGGTCTGCTCATCTTCTGGGCTGTACCGGGGCTTCTGCATCAGTCGTTCTCCAGTCTTGGTGTCACGTCGATCACCTCACCCTCGATTACCCGCATCTGAGCCTGCGCCAGCGCCTCGGTGATAGAGATGGTGCCACCGAGTTCAACTTGTTTGATCTCGCCGTAGCGTTTCTTGTTGTGTGCGCTCATGAGCCACTTGCGCGTGTCGATGCGCAGCTTGTCCCTGTTCACCGTGTCGTTCGATGTGGGGTCCACCGCTTCAACGCCATCGGCAATCTCTAGGATTTCTCCCGCAAGGAACTCAGTGCGCATCTCCTGCGCTTCCTTGAACCGTTCATGGCGAACGGGGTCACGCTTGACCCAGCGCAGGAAGTCCTCATACGAGATGGCCCTGTGGTCATCCTCAATCAGCGATTGCAGGGACCGGCCACGGTAAATGTCCTCCACGACCCTCTCAAAGATTTGCTCATATTCGACATGCAGCAACGCCCTTGCCTCCTTCGAGGTTCTGAGGGGTTCTGGGTCAGGCACGGACAGCCAGTTGGGCAGTTGATTCTCACTGGCGACAGCCGTGCCTACAAACGAGGTGTTCTCTTGTTTCATAGTGTCCCTAGTTTACGGCATAACGGTTTCCTGTGCAATGACGGGAGTTATGGGAGTAGGGAACCCATTGGGTTTTTACTTTTTGAAAAAAATTATAGAGGATTCGTGATGCCTACGTAACCGTGACCACTGGGCGCTCGGCCCTCCCCCTCCCCCCTGATTCAACTGCACCCCTGCACCCAGTGGGTATGCACCTTGTCACCTGCACCCAATGGGAACAGCTACCCAATGGGGTAAACAACCCAACGGGTTAGGGATTCAGGGGGTCAACCCATCGGGTCAATGGACATACCCAATGGGTCAGGGGTCATGACCCAACGGGTCAGGGAATAACCCGAATCCTTGACCCAATGGGGCAAAACAAGACGATTTGGGGCCAGTGGCGACAGATTCACCTTTCGCGCAGGCAAGGCGAAAAAATACATACTTTCTAAATTGCACAAGGATTAAGCAATGTTCCAAACAGACCCCCAGCGACAAAAGGGCAAGTTGTCACCAGTGCTCAAAGTGCATACCCATTGGGTAGGGAAAGCACCTAGAAGATATTTTCGTGTAGGCTATTGACAAGTGTACCCAATGGGTTAGAATTGATCCCATGGCAAAGTCGCCATGTAACCAGTAAGAGTAAGACACCATGAAAACAGCATCTTGGATCATCGTCAACAAAGCAACCCGCGAATCCGTGTTTGAGACATTTCACGAAAACACGGCTAAGGCCATCAACTCGCGTTTGTACGAAGCTATTCCCGCGCTTCAATACTTGCAGCAACTCAATGCCGGAATCCTTGCAACCCGTAACGCCAAGAAAGCCCAATCATGAAAGATTACCTTTTAGCCGTGCTTATCGGCTTGGCACTGTGCGCCCTTGTGCTGCACGGCCTCGATGCACTTTTTCTGTAACCCGTAATTGGAGATAACTCATGAAAACATTCAAAGCAACAACCAAGCAAGGCGACACGCTCGAACTTGAGCAATTGGCGACATTCGCCCACTACATACAAAACGAACAATTCCGCTTTGTTGTCACTCGTGAAGCGCCTAGCCTTCCAATTGTGGTAACCCACCGCGCCTCAGGTAAGCGGGTTGCAGATATCACCCACTCGCAGCAAATGGCCGCCCTTGGCGATATTGTCGGTGCTGCGAAGTTAGCCATTGGCGCATTGATCGCTAAGGTAGGCGAAGCGCGGGTTAGGTCTGTTCTTTCTGCTGCTGAAGCCTGATAACCCAGCCTAAAGCCCGTCCAGGGCTTTGGGGTGAGCATCTCGCCCACCGTGTAACCCTGTAACCCTGTAAGGATCAATCATGACAATCAAGCCTGAAAACTTCACCCGTGCTCAACGTCTCGACGCTAATGGAAATCCCCGTTACATTTGCCACTTCCTGCACTTGTCGAAGGATGACGACGCGCAACCCGGCGACATTACCGGGAAATATGCCGCAGCGGTAAAACGCGCCAACAAGCTGGGCGGCAAGAAATACCATAACAAGCAATACGGGGGCGGAATCATTTTCCAATCGTATGCCGTCGAAGGTCTTTGCGACGACTTGAACAATTTCATGCGCGGCCCCGTTGTTTGGAATGAACTGTGGGACGCTATGAAAGAAACCCCGAGCGCATGGATTGAGACAACCGAAAAAATGTATTGGGACATGCTCGAAGTGTTGCCGCCCGTGCGCATGACTGGCCGCCACTTCCTGGTTGGCGAAGCTGACCATCACAATGCACAGGGTGATGCCGTTTACGCTTGTTTCAAAAAAGCCGGGTCCAAGTATTTCGCCCGGTATTTGTCAATCACTCAATTTCAATTCGCCTAAGGGGTACACCATGACCACAAAAACAACTTTCCCCCAGTTCGACAAATATGTTTGCGAAGGCGACACCATCGAATGGACCCGCGAAGGGTTTGATTTTGTGGCCCGTGTCGTTTATGACCATGACACCAAACCCAGCGACTCGGAATGCTACGCCCCCGAAGACGTAACCCGCTGGGAAAATGACGAATGGTTTTATTGCGGCATTGTGTTGTCGGTGTCTTTACAGGGTATCGAACTCGAACCCCATGCCGCGAGTCTTTGGGGTATCGACTGCAACTTTGGCACCGATAACGCTTATCTCGCCGAAGTGGCGCAAGAACTCGAATCCGAAGCACTCGACACCGCCCGGGCCGAAGTGGCCCGTATTCGTGACATCTTGAAAGGAATTTAATCATGATCGACCTGTCCAAACTCGACCCCTCCGAAGCTGAACGTATCGCCCATGCCGAAGGGTTTACAGGGGTTGCCGCCCTGTATTCCCGCCTGTCTGACGCTGAGCACTTGGTCAGTGTCCAAGCCGATGAACTCGAAAACATGAGGGACACGCTTTACCAGTGCCTCCCGTTCTTCGAAGACTGGAAGGACGAAGACGGGGTTTATAAGCCCAAAACAATGGCCTTCATGATCCGCATGATCCGCAAGTCACTTGGGGAGAAGCCCGATTGATAACCGCCCTACTTATCGCCGTGGGGGTTGCTGTGGCTATCCCCCTACTTGAACGCTTTTTCGATTTGTAACCCTTAAACCCCGCAGCCCCTAGGATCAAGCCTAGGGGCTTTTTTTGACCTTACCCATAGGACACCCCTAACCATGACACAAACCACCCCCAAACAACCGAAAACCCCTATTCCCGGCACTGTTGCCCAACGGGTACGCCAAACCGTTGACCGCCTAAACCTTGATGAAGGGCAGGCCGCTGCCTACTTCGGTGTACCCGTGTACACCGTGCGCAAGTGGTGCACCGGTGAACGTGAACCAGGGGCAGCGGTCGCCCGTCTGCTCGAAGTCATGGGCCTACTCGAAGCCCTTGCACCAAACCTGCACCAGACGTTTCTGGTCAATCTGACCGTTCGGCCTACCCGGGGCAGACGTGCCACCCCCTCCCCTGCCCATAATTCGGTCATGTCAGAAAATCCCGTTTGAAGGAGTCAACCATGAACCCTTTTGCCCATTTCCAAGCCCTGTACGGCCACCTCGGGCTGTCCGAGGATGACGCAGCCCTTAACGTGTTCCTGTCGGGCTGGAACACGGCCATGCACGAAATGATGGAGCGCGTCAACAAGATGCCCTTCCAGAACGACACACGGG